CGCAGTGCGCACAGTAACCCGATTCGCGCTAATGCCCATCGCAGGAAAAGGAGGTCAGGGCGATCCTGAATCCGTCGATGCGATGGCCTTAAGCGTCAACTCCATCCCGAACTGCGTCAACATCAGCGCGCGCACGGCGTCGGCCTTGCTCATCAGCAACGCGGAGGCGCGATTGTGCGGAGCGCCGATCGATAGCGTCTGCGCGAGAGTCCGTGCGTGGTGCTCGAGGGCCTTCGGCAGCATCGCGATGATCTCGATCTGATCTGTCTCAGGATGCGCCTGCACAACGGTCCATACCTGCTCGATCACAGTTTCTTCGCGACCTGCTCGGCTCCCTGAAGCAACGCTCTGGCCTTGGCTCTGTGATTGATCCACCACCACCACGCGCCCACCAGCGCACCGCCGGCGGCAAAGCAGATCACGTACGGGAGAAAGGTGTTCATGCTGACCTCCTATCGTTGGCTGATGGTGATGTAGGCCCCAGCCGTGACCTGATAGTTGCTGCTAAACGCCAAGGTTGAGTTGACGGTGAGCGTTTGATTGACCGCGTTGGTGATGACGATGGCGCGCATGCTGTAGGCCGCACCGACATCGCCATTAGCGCCCGTGATCGACATCTGCTGACCGTTGGCAGCGACCGGGCCCACGATCGTGTTGGCCGTGCCACCGAAATAGATCGTGGTGCTTATGTTGATCGATGCCGATGGTTGGGAGAAAAGGCCGCTGAACAGCACGTCATACGTTCCGGCGTTGGCGAATGTGATCGTGCCGGCTGTGTTGGTAATACCGCTGCCGCTCAATGTCCCGCTGGTATTGAAGTTGACGATGTTGCCGCTGTTCGTGACGCCTCCCGTCAGGAACGAGGCCGCGTTCAGCGCCGTGGTTGTGAAGCTGGCGGCCGTCACCGTGCCGCTGAAAGTCGCGTTGGCGCCGCCCGTGATCGAAAACCCGCCCATCGCCAAGTTGCCGCTCGTGAGCGTGAGCGAGCCGAGCGACGATGCACCGGTCGAAGTGATCGCGCCAGACGTGATCGTGTTGGTGCCGATGTTGACTGAACCCGTGCCGGTAATCGCGCCAACCGAAAGCGCATTCAGCGTCGTGGCGCCTGTGACGGTGAGAGCGCCCGTCGTGAAGGATGTTGCGAACGCGGTGATCTGCGCCTGCAGGTTCGCGATATCGGCCGCACTCGCGGTGGCCGGTACGTTGTCCCAGGTGCCGATGACCGTGCCGAACTGATCGGTCTCGACCAGCTTGTAGACTTGGCCGGCCGTGAACCAGATCTCGTTGGGCACGCGCCCATTCGCATCCAGAACAATCGGGTTCGGATTCGGCGTGGCGCCCGTAGAGTCGGTGAACGTCGCCTGCGGCGTGCCGGTTCCGGCTGCGTAGGTGTTGATCAGCCCGTTGACGTTGGGCGTGATGCCTTGCAGGTTGTTGAGAAAACGCTGCGCGCCGAAACCTAGCGCCGGGGCGATTGCGACGGTCATGGCGCGCTGGCTCCTGGGAAGTATTTCTCGGCGTTGGATCGCATCTGGCGCTGCAATTGCTGCGCACGCGCCATGCCCATGCGATCGGTCAGAAACGCGCCCATGCGATTGCCAACAAAGCCAGCCGCCGCCCCGCCGCTCATGCCGCCGCCCGCAGCCAATTCAGCCGCAGCGCCAGCTGCACCTGCCCCGAGCTGGATCGCGCCTCTATGAACGAGCGACAACCCCTGCACGACCGCGCCCGGATAGCGAGTCTGGTTTTCCAGCACGAAGCCGGCATCGTTGAGTGTGCGAAACCGCTGCAATTCGGCTGGCGTGAAGACCTGGCCCATGCGGAAAGCGTTCGCGTTGACGGTCTTATTGAAGTTGCGCGGATTCCAGGATTCCGTGGTCGCTCCGGCATTGACCGCGCTCTCCGCGAACTGCTGGCGGATTTCGCGCAACGCATTGTTTGAAGCATCAACGATCGCCGGATCGATGCCTTCGATGTTGCGGATGCCCTTGAGCGTGTCGATCACATGCTTGAACTGATCCAGATCCTGCATGCCGGCGATCTTTTGCGGCACCTGATTGAACGGCACCGTGCGATTGCCTTTGTCGTCCTCCAAGAGTGAGCTGATGCCTTTCGGATCACCGAGCGTTTCCTTGTACTGCTGCCACATTGCCCGCGCGGCCTTGAATGTCTCGGCGCCACCGGCTTGGGCCACGTCATTGTCGAGGGCCTGCTTGACCTGCGACATCGTGCGGCCGGTCTCTGCCGTTCCGGTCTGATTCAGCCATTGCCGGAAAGCTTCGGCCGCGCCAACCGTGTTCGGCCCCTGCTGATCGCCCCAGCCCTCGTTATGGAAGCGATCGACCTGCGCGTCGAGCGCATCCAGTAGCGGGCGCTTACCCTGAGCGATCAGGGTCTGCCGGAAATCGGAGTTTTTCAGCAGCCCGTCGAGCTGTGTGCTCTGCACCGATGCGGCGCCATTGGCGCGCGCCTGCGCGTACAGGTCTGACGCCTTTTGGTTGTAGAACTGGTCGAGCATGTCCAGTGGCTTGACGATATTCTGGCCGCGCAGGTAGGCGGCCTGCTCCTGCGGCAACTCCGGGCCTGACTGCGTGCCGCCCGCAGCGTCTTTGATGTCCTGCGCGTAGCTGCGCAGCGCGTTCTGCTCGTCGGCAAACTTCTTCTGATAGACGTTGCCGAGCGGACCCGGCGTCTCGCCAGTCATGACCTCGCTAGCCTGCGTCTTCGGATTGCCCTTCAGCGCGCCTTCGCGGAACCCATCCGTTGGATCGATCCCGACCGCCTGCATCACCTGGGCGCGTTCGGCCTGCGCCGGCTCCGGCAGGTCGGCGCCGATCGTGGACTTTTTGACGGACGGGAAAAACTGCCGCGCTGGGCTGGAAAGCTGCGCCGCGGCCGGAAGATGCTCGACTGGAGTCGCTATCCCTTCGAAGCCCGCAGGGACCGAAGGAAGGCCCGGCGCTGCGCCTCCTGCTCCAGCTCCTGCATTGCCTGCGCCGCCGCTCGGACCTCCTGCCACGGAACCGGCCTGTACCGGTTGCCCGGTGGCCCCACCTCGAGCCCCGGTCCCTGCCACGGTTCCAGTACCTGTCCCTGTAGCGGTGCCTGGCTCGACGCGCGGCTCGATTGTTTCACGTGGAATCTTTGCTCGGCCGCCGGCGAGCGCCAGCCCAACAGCCGGGCCAGCAGAAAGAAGGGCGCTGACGGCAGGAGGAGCGCCGCTTTCAGCAGCCACGTCAGCAAGCTTCCCACCGAGCCGGCCAGGAAGCGAAAAAACCCAATCCATTGCCTGGTTGCCATACCGCCCCACGTAGGTCTGCGGCTCGCCGCCCAGGCCGCCGATCCAGTCCGACATCTTCTGGCCGGAGGTCAGCGGCGCCTGCAGCGATCCGCCGCGCGCAACGTCGTAGATGTTACCAGCAGCGGTAGCGGCCAGCTGCGCGGTTCCCTTGGCAAAATGCGTGCCAATTTCGGCAGCGCCACGCCCGGCCTCGCGCAGCAGATCGTCTTTCGATAGGTCGATCGGCTGCTCGGTAGCGGGTGGGGCAGGTCCAGGCGCAGCCTTTGGAGCGGCCGGCGCGGCTGGAACCGCAGCAGTCGGGAGCGAATCCCATTCTGCCGCGTAGTCCTTCTTCGATGGCGCTGGCGCGCTGGAGGCCGTGCCGCGGATCTCGATGACCGGACCGCTATCGTCGGGCGGCGCCTGTGTCGCTGGCAGCGAGTCCCACTCGGCGCCAAGATCGCTCATTGTCCGATCAGCCCAGCGGCCTGCACACGCCTGAGCCTGGCACCAAACGCCGCCTGCTCGGCCGGATCCGTCATGGATTTCTTAAGCGTCTGCTTCTCGGCCGGCGTCATGTACTGGTACTGATAGGCGCGCGGATCGCCCAGCCCGTTCTGCGGATCCGACCACCGCTGCAGCCCGGCGTTGTAGCTCTCAGGGTGACCGGCGTCGGCCGCCTGCTTGGCGGGGGCGAGGTACTTCATCTTGGCTGCCGCCGCCGCGCGCTGGCCGATGAGCTGGTCAGCCGTACCGGCGATCGCCTCTTTCGTCATGTGCCAGTTCGGATTGGCGACTTCTGCTAGCGTGCGCGCAGCATCGGTATTGCCGCCAGCGAGCGCTAACATATTCTGGTTCTTGGCGAGCTCGTCGGTCGCCGTGGCCTGCATCTGCTTCGAGTCCATGCCGAGCGCGCCAGCGATCTTGTCGATCAGCAGTCGCCGATCTGCGCCCGGGCCAGTCGCCGCCGCCGGCGCCAATTGCTTGATGGTCTGTAGGATGCCGATATCGCGCGGGGCGTTCGTGGCCGATGCCACGGTCTGATCCCAGTCGCGGTTGATGGTGGCCGCCGTGCCTCCCACGGACGCCTCCTGCCCGAGCACAGGAGCGGCCGGCAGCGCCTGGCCGCCGCCCGCGATCGTCATCGTCTGGCCGCGCGCGGTGTCGAAGTACTGCGAGCCAAGCGGCAGCGTTTTCTGCACCACGGTACCGGGCGCCATCGAGACTGACGGCGGCTGCGCGCCCACCGATGGCTGCGAGATCTGCGTGCGTACGTTGCCGCCGCCCACGTCCACAGGCGTTGCAGTGGGCGCTAATGTCGTCGCCTGACTCTCCGGACTGATCAGACCCTGCGAGGACCGAATGGCCGTGTCCGGAAGGTGATCCGGATTGGTCATCGGGATCATCGTTTTGTAGGCGTTGGCGAGGCTCGCGAGATCCGTGTTGCCCGGGTTCTCCTTGACGACGTTGTCGATTTCGGAAAGGTACGCGTTCGGATCTTTGATGCCCTGCCGCCCGAGCACAGCCAGCGGTCCGGCGAACAGCTTGCGCTGCTCTGTGCTCAGGTTCTGCTTGGCCGTAGTCGCCTGCGTCTGCGCGCTAGAGAGCGTCGCCATCCGACCCATGTAATCAGGGCCGGTCAGCGGAGCGATTTTGGGAACCGCCGCATTGATCTTGTCCATGTCAATCCGGCCATTAGTCTGAAAATTGTCCGGATTCGATGTGAAGTCCTGCAGCGCCTGGCGCTCCTGATTCTGCTGCTGCTGCTTCTGCAGATCGATCTGCGAGCTCTGGAGCTGTGTGCGCGCCTGCTGCTGCTCGATCTGCCCGGTCTGATACCCCTGCACGCCGCGGGCGAGGTTCAGGTATGCGCCCATGGTGGATGCCGGATTAGGCGACTGCGCGCCGAGAATGACGGATGGATCGAGCGGCATGGGCTACCGACTGAACGAGGACGGGCTGATCAGGCCAGTCTGCTGGTAGTTCGGCGCGCCGCTCTGCGGGTTCTGCTGCAATAGCTGAGCCATCGCACCATAGCCTGCCAGGTTGTTGATGCCGCCCGCGATCGCGTTGCCGGTCCCGATCGTCCCGGCCGCCTGCGCATTGCCGATTCCGGTAATTGCGTTGCTCATCTGCCCCGCATATCCCGCGCCGATCTGGCCGAGCCCGAGCGCCGAGTTCTGTCCGAGCTGCGACATGCCCATCAGGCGGTTGTAGGTCGCGTTCTGCTGCGTCTGCCAGCGGTTGAACGCGTTGTTGTAGCCGGTGCTGGCGTAGTCCTCCGCCCACGACGCCAGACCCTTCTGGGCGGCACCGCTGAGCGCGCCGGAGCCAGCGCCGGCCTGCGCGTTCATCGTCTGCAGGCCGACGTTCTTCATCAGCCCGTAGGACGGGTCCAGATTGTTGAGGTAGTCGGTGGGCGAGAACGACTGCGTGAGTTGGCCGCCCGGGGCGAGCAATTGCGACAGGTAGCCGGAGGCCTGCTGTCCTTCGCCGATGAACGGCTGGACGTTGCCCTGCGTCTGGCCGTACATCTGCTGCTGCTGATTGATCGCCTTCTGGCCGGCGCTCACCTCCTGCCCGGCGGCCGTGCTCGATGAATACGCTCCGGCCGCCGCCGATGCGATGCCTGCCGCAGCCAGTCCCCAGGGCACCCGGTTACCTCTTCAGGCAAATGATCATCGTGACTCGATCCTGCGCGGTCGGATTCTCGACCCAGTGCAGGTACTGGTTGTCGAACCAGAAAAGGTCGCCGGGCGCTGTCTCAAGCGTCTCGCCCTCAAAGCAGAAGCGCTGCCCGGGCGCCGCATGGATCTGGAGTGCGAACTTCTCATACGCCCGCGCATGCCATCCCTGGTCGATATGCGGCCTGCAGGAGCGCCCCGCCGGAATCCGTGTCATGAGGACACCGCCGAGCGCCTGGCCGCCGTAGCGCTCGAATATGGCCTCCACAGCCGGGATCGCTGCTCGCAGCGCGTAGGCGCTCGGATACCACTGCGATTGATGGGGACCATCGGTCAGCCGCGCCTGCGGCGCAAAGCGCAGCCAGATATCGTCCAGGCCATGATGTGGCGAGGCCGGATCGGCGGTGCGCGCCTGGTGCTGATTCCACAGGTCCGGGTGGGCGGCCAAGGCCGATTGCAGGCCACCTACGTCGATGCCGCGCTCGAGCAGCTCGATCTTCATTGGCCTCCCTTCGCAAGTTGGCGCATTTCGTCGGTGGTCGACGGCAGAATCGGTTCGATCAGCACCTGGTCGACGGCCTTTTCGTCCGTCTCCTCGGTCGCGTGGATGCAAAACCACAGGCAGTCCGTGATCGCCGCGACTCGGTGAAGCTGGCCCGCCACGATAGTGAGCACTTGCGGCCCTGCCACTTCGACCGACACGCCCGTCCGTGTCAGCAGCGCCCGACCGGCGGCCAGCAGCGACAGGTGGTCGTACAGGTGCCGATGCTGCACGAGCACATGCCCGGCCGGGATGCGTGTCTCCTTCACATACACGCCCCCGCCGAAGTGGTGCGTCACGCCCAGATCTTTCACATCGATCTCAGTCATGGGTCGCACGCCAGTTCGCGCTCGATCTCAGCGAGGTCCAGCACCGGATCCGGATTGCTGGTGCGGCGCTCCAGACGGTGAATCGTCAGGCACACGGCGTCCGTCACCGCCAGAACCGCGCGCTGCGTGTCCGGCTTCGATACCAGCAGGGTCGGAGCAACGTACTCGATCGCCGATGAACCCCAGTCCTCGGTGACGCGCACCGTGCCGCTCGCCACCACGAAAAAGTGCTCGCGCTTGTGAACGGTGCCGACCACGACGGCGCCGGCCGGCTGCGGCAGGAAGCGGCAGTACATGCCGTCGGCGAAGAAGTGCCGCGTCGGCAGGGCGACCTGCGGCATCTCGGCCACGGCTTCGCGGAAGACGGTGGCGTCCATGATCATTCGACGAAAATCTGGATGATCGGTCCGGCGCCGATCGCCGTGGTGTCGGAATCAACGGCGTTCGCCGTGGTCGCGAGCCAGATTGTCGCGTTCGCGCAGATCGGCTCGGTCGGGTTGATGAACTTGTCTGTGGAGGCCGCAACGTAGTAGGTCATCCATGGCGTTGTCGTGCCGACCACCGGCGTTGCTGCGCTCGCGTACAGCTTCACGAAAAACGCGGTTGAGGTCGTGTTGAACACATACAGGCCAGCGAAGTTGCCGCTGGGCTGCCTGACCTGCGTCAGGTTCGTAGTGTTGGTCGCTACCAGCCGGAAGATTGCTGCGCTCAATTTGATCTCCTAGACCGGCAATTCGGCCCACATGATTCCGAGATTGACCGCGGCAGCCGCCGAGGCAGCGCCAAGCGCAACGAATGTGATGATCCCGCCCGGAGGCACCACGACGGAGCCCTCCAGATCTTCGTAGAAACCGACATCCTCGCCAGTGGTGGCAATGGCTGCGGTGTTGTGCAGCACATCCCACATCGCCACGGGCGCCACGGCGACGGTTGCCACGGTGTACGCATTGCCGCTGCCCGCCGCCCCTCCCAGGTAGTTGTTGCCATAGGCAGAGGCTGCCGTTGTGCTAGTGGGCGCACTCGCCTGGCCGGTCCCGCGCGCCAGCGCAATCCCGGTCATGGTGGCGGAGGTCACGGCGACGTTGCCCGATATCTTCAGGATGTGCAGATCGACGCCGTTGACGGGCGTGCTCGAATTCCAGACGACAAGGCCCGTCATCGCCGTGCCGGCCAGCGAGAGCTGTTGCAGCGCCCCGCGGGCGGTGTAGATGAAACCGGACTTCGCCATCGCCGAGTAGCGCGGCATGACCTGCGAGACGCCAACCTCGCCCATCCACAACTGCATGAGGTTTTGCGGGCCGGTCTCCCGCGCCTTGGTCAGCGCGGTGACGGTTGTGCCTTGGATCTGCATATGGCCTATCTCCTCATGGGCTCGCTAGGAGCGGGTCCGATCGAATGTCATCCGGATCGATCCCGGAGCCGTCGTTCAACTGCGCAATCGACGTGCTGATCACTCGGAGCTCGACCAGCGCCGATTCCATGAAGTCGGTCAGTTTCTGCAACTGTCCGTTCATTTCCTGTGCGGCGTTGGCCGGCAGCGCGCTCGGACTCGGAAAGTTGGCCACCGTCACCGTGCCAGAGACGACCTGCGGCGATGGGAAGTTCAGGACGTTCACGCCCTGTGTCGGATTTGGAATGATCATCACGGGCATCAGGTGGCCTCGCCGCCGCTCGCATTGATCGTGCATCCTAGGCCGGATGCCTGGATCTGGATAGTGTCGTTCGCGTTCAGAACCTGCGTACCGGTCCACTGCAGGATCGAGTTTCCGGGGACCGAGATGCCCGGGATCAGCACCGTCGATGGCCCCGGCGAGCCGCCGACCGGCACGAGATAGACATACACCATGATCGGCGCGCTCGACGTGTTGCCGATGTCGATGTCTTTGACGAACGTACGCGTGGAGGCCGGCACCTTGTACAGGATCGACGCACTCGTGAGCATCGCCGCCTGGCCAAGCTTCGCGGGCGTGACAGTCTGGAATGCCACTCAGAAGCCCCATGACAGCCATTGCAACGTGCTCGATGCTGAGTTGGAGCCGGTCATGACTGGGCTCGGAGGCGCCACAGGCTGACCGCTGCCGCCGCCCACTCCGCCGCCGATCGAGGCCGCCGTGAACTGCGGGGAGCGGAAGAAGCGGTACCAGACCGGATCGCACATCCACTTCTTGCTCGTCGCGTCATAGCGCGCGATCGGCTGCTGGATGTCCGGCGCTGGGACCGTTGGCTGGACAGGCACCGTCATATTTCGGTCTCCGTCATCAGTGTCGCTCCGATCAGATCACGCGGCACCGCGTCGATCACTTTCAGGTCGTACACGCGGTCGCGCGAATAGCCCAGGTTATAGGCGACCGAGCGATTCTTGAACTGACCGATCTGTCCCATCGGCAATTGCTTCTCGTTGCCAAAAGTCTTGCCGCCGTCGTCTGACCACTTCAGGATCATGTGTGGTTTTGCAGCGGGGTTCACTTGAGCTGAAGCGGGCTGCTGCGTTAGCGCGATGCTGTGCGCGAAGTTGTCGGCCATGTAAGCCATGACGCCATTGTCTGCGTAAATTGAAGCCCAACCGACGCCGATCGTGGCCGGATATAGGAGGGCGGCGGTTTGCGTAACCTGCCCATTCGTTCCGACCTGAAAATATCTGACCGTAGTACCGCCGCCAGCTCCGTCGGATGTCCACATGGAAGTCAAGCTCGATTCAAGCATCGCACTGCTGGCGCGATCGAAAAACTGATCGGTCCATGCTCCTACTGTCCCGCCGACTGCGGCGAGCCCTGCTGCGACTGAGCCGTCGCTTGGAAGCGTAAATTGGTAGTAGTTGACTTGAGAGCAGGCGCCGCCAGAAGAAACCGCCACAACATGCAGCCAGTAATTTCCCGTGCCGCCGCTGTCCTTGGTGATGATTCCGACATGCTGCCATGTAGCGCACGGGAAAACGGCAACCGCTCGCCATGTGCCCGTGATGATGGCGCTGGGCCTCGTGATCGCAGCGAGCGCATCGCCGATGATCGCGGCTGTTGTGCTGTTGCAAATGTAAAGGCTGGCCCCTGTATCCGATGACATTGGCGGATTGGGCAGATTTCCCGAAGAGGTATCTCCTACGAAGTGAGAGAACGCACCACAGTTGCCGGAAATGTGCTGCATCACAAGGCCCATGCCATTTCCCGCTAGATCCTTGAAAAAACTGGCGCCTGAAGCGATCTCATTTTCGAAACTGGTTGGCACGTCATTCGCCACAGCTGCCCCGGTTGCAAGATTCAACCGATATGCATTGCCGTCGTTGCTTGTGTGCGTCACATGCGTCAATGCCACGGCACGGACAACGCCCGGCGTGAAACCAGTCACGAACGCTGATCGTGTGTAAGTAAATCCGGTGAAGGCGAATCCAGTTGATAAGTTCTCCCATACTTTAGTCAAAGGTGCAAGCGCCGGCGTAAATGGTGCTGTGGGCGGCGTGAAATTGGCGGTATAGCGCGCCACCCCCATCGACACGCGCGCTTCGTCGATATAACCCGCCCAATTGCTGGTGCCAGGAACACGCGCAGCTCCTATTGCCAATCCAGCCGCAGTTGAGCCGATTGAGCCACTGGCCGTTACCGTGAATTGTCCAACGCCATCCAGATATGCGGTGAAATTGTTTCCGAAACGGACGAATGCATAGTGATGCGGAACATTCGCCGCGACGATTGCGCCAGCAGTCTGAGCCACCAACCAGGCCGTATTGGTTGAATTCGCACACAGCATTGTCAACTGGCCAGCATTCAAGAAAAAAATGATACCGTCGAATGTCACAGAATTAGACTGGGTGCCGAACAAACATTGCGATCCAGTTACGCTCGTCGCATTGGCAAAGCATTCGAAAGTGAAATCGGCTGATCCGGGACGGAAAAGATCGCTCGTCGTCGTGATCCAATCGGTGCTGCCATTGAGCAGCAAAGACGACGGGCCGAATTTCGCCCAGGCGGTCGATAATTTGGCGCCTCCATGTGGCAGCCAAAGATTCGGATATGCGTCAGCTATGATGATGCTGCCGTTTGCACCATCGAAATGCAGCAGGACTGTTTGATTCGCCGCTGGAGCCACCGATCCGCCTCCACTGCTGACGATCAATCCAGCGGTACCAACTCCAGGAGAAGTCTCGATCTGCAATTGATGATGGAACACGCGACGGCGCGACTGCTTGTCCCAAATGTGCCCCGTGCGCCGCCACGAAATCAACGGATTGACGCCGTCCGTTGCCAACGACCGATCCATCCATGCAAGCGCTCCGGTGTCCCACGTTCCGATCAGGCGCCGGTTCTGGAAGTTGATGACGCAGTTGCCGCGGTGCCGGTGATACTGGCCCAGGACCGGATCGAAGCTCAGCCGCTCGTGCCACAGGCCGGAGAGCGTGTCGTACACCCACGTCACATCCGCAGTCGGGAAGGTCAGCACGTAGAATTCGTGCCCGTTCTCGATATAAGTCCAGCCCAGCGCATCCGATACGGTCGCGTACGAGCTGATGGCGAAGTCGATTGCGTGCGTGGACACGCGGTCGTAGTCGAAGCCCTGTGTGCGGATCACGAAGTTCTGGCCGCGCTCGTTCGCCGCCAGCCACATCAGGCCCTTGCTCACGCGCGCGACTGACTGAGGCGCGGCGCAGCCGATCTGCAGGAGCACGCCCTGCATGCGGTTGAAGGTGAAAAACTGCGCTCCCGCGTCGTACCAGACCTCCGTTGCGCGCTCCTTCGGCAGCCAGATAAGGCGCTGGTCCTCAATGAGCGACACGAGAAGGTCCCCGGTCGCATCGGCCACGGCGAACTGCGTCGCATCCCATGGCGTGTTCTGCAGGCCCTGGTTCGGGTTGCCGTTGATGCCCAGGTACTGCGGCGATATGTACCAATTGCGACTGTTGGCCTGGTTGAACGCGAACCAGCCATCCACCATCGCCACGCGTGAGGCAAAGCCGGTGAAACCCGGGTCGGTGATCTGCGCAAAAGCGCCCGTGTTGATCAAGTACGTGTAGCCGTAAGCGCCATCCACGATCACCACGACATAGCCGTTGTCACGGATCTGGACCGGGCCGATCGGCGTCAGGAGCGTGCCGACCGAAGTTGCGGTAAGAGCTCCGGCGACGCCTTGCGTGACGAGGTAGACATTCGCCCCGCACACCGCGAGCGTGCGCGTGCCACCTGGCAAGACCCACGCCTGCCGTACTGGCTTGCCGGCTGCAAGCGTCACGAGATCGAGCGTGCCCGGCGCGCCCATCAGGCTGATCACTTCCTTCGCATGCGGATCTGGCGAGATCTCCGGATACCAATTGATACAGCGCTGCGTATCCTGCAGGTAGTTCGGTGCCTCATAGGCAGCGCCCACGAAGCCGGGATCGTAGCCTTGAGTTGTTGGCATCAGAAGGTAAAGGGCGCCACGGGTGGCGTGAAGTTTGAGGTATAGCGAGCTACGTTGCTGATGCGTATCTCATCGACGTAACCGTCGATGGCCTGACCATTGCCAGCAGCATCACCGCCGATGCTAAGAGCGCTGGAGCTATCGGTAGAAAGCGTTCCGGCAAGAGATGCCGTGCCAAATGATGTTCCGTCCAAATATCCGGTACCGACGCCACTGGACCGCACGAGCGCGAGATGATGCCATGCACCGGTCGTGATGGCGGTTGCCTCGCTGATACTGAAACCCCAAGTGCCTCCAGAGGTTGAGTAGAGCATTGCAATGCCACCGGTCGTATTCAATTGAAAAAGAATCCAATGCGTGCTAAGGGCTCCCTTGGAGATGAGAGCATTGAAACCGCCCGTGGGATTTGTATTGAGATATAGCTGAAGCTCAACCGTGAAATCTCCCGTGAAATTCCAATTAGCGGCTTCCGGAGTCGTGATGTGCTTGTTGTTCGTGGTGGCAAGCGATGCCGTACCAAATTTGGCTTGGGTAGTGGATAGCACGGCGCTGTTCACGGCGCTCCACGTGTTGCCGTAGACGTCGGTAAACGTGCTCGATCCGTTCGTGCCATCAAGATGCAGCAGCGCGAGCGATGCCACGCCCCCAGCGCGATGCTTGGTTAGAGCCGATCTCACGTCATGTCCCCGCCCAGAACCCAGGTGGTGGTCGCAATCTTCTGCAGCACCAGGGTGGAGTTTTGCGCGCGCGCCGTGACCGAGCTTGGGTTCAACAGCGTATCGGTCGTGATCGCGATGGTGGTCTGTCCTGCGCCAAGCTGGATCACGGAGACGGTTGTTCCGACCGGAAAGGCAACGGTCGCATTGGCCGGAATCGTCAGCGTGTTGGCCGATGCATTGTTCATGGTCACGATGCCCTGATTCGCCGATGAGGCTGGCGCATCGGTCAGAGCGAGCGTATAAGTCGTGCCGGTCTGCGGATTAACGGGCGGAGGCGAGCTGCCACCGCTGGCCGCTGCCCACACGGGCACGCCACCAGATACCGTCAATACCTGCGTGGAGGTGCCGATCGCAAGGCGCTGCTCGACGCCGGCCGCTCCGCCGATTATGATGTCGCCGGCCGTGGTCATCGGATTGACAGCGATGTTGAGCGGCGTCGTGCCGGGACCGTAGAGCTGCAGCAGATTCCCATTGTTGTCGAAGGAACCGAGAACCGGCTGCAGGTTGGTGGCAACCTGAGGTGCAGGTCCTGGGTTCACGCTGCTGCCTATATTGGTGCCGCTCATCTAAATCCTCCGTGAAGTACCCAACCGGCGTCGTGCTTCCTCTGACTGCCTGAAATCGCCGAGTCGAACGTCGCCTGAGGCGGCGGATTGATGTTCAGAGCCTTGATGGCCGCCTTCGACGTGTTCGCCGCCCGCAGCAGATCCGGCGTGATCGGACGCCCGTAGCGCGGCGCCAGGTCCAGCGCCAGGTTGTACTTGAGCATGCGCGTGTAGCCTTCCGGCGCGATCAGCGTGTCGGAGAGCGTCGCAAAGCGCGTGATGTTGTAGTCGCACCATAGGTGCGCCTCGGCATTGTTCTGCGGCACCTTCCACACGCGCAATTCGCCGATCGGGTACTGGCGGTTGTAGTACACGCCCGTGGGCCACGGCCCCGGAAGATTCTTGATGCCGATGTCGGAGTACTGCTGCTGCGTCAGCATTTCGAATGGATAATCCAGGTTCGCTATCGTGCTGATGCGCGAATACCCATTCGTGATGCGCGTGGGCAGTGCAAAGTTGAATTGCCCGCTATAGGTGATCTGATCCGCGTTGGCGTTCGCGCTGGCATTCGCGCTCATCGTGACCGTGGTGCCAATGATCTGCGAGATCGTGGTCGGCGGGCTGGTCGGGATGGCACCCGCGTAGTCGATCAGCGTCGCGCCCGGCGTCATGTTCGGCGGGACGGCACCGGGCAGCGTGAACGTGGGCAGGCCGCTGGTCAGGTTCGCGATGAATGAGGCGCCAGAGGTGCCCAATGCGGGTGCGCCCACCGTGTAGATGTATTGGCCGCTCGTCCAGGTCACGACTCGCTCGATCGCCGAGAACACGGAGATGTGCTCGATGTCGAGCGTCTCCAGCAGGTCGTTGAGCAGCCCGAGCGCCTCCTGCGCGTCGCCCGGATCGAGCGGTTGACCGGGGGCGTACGCGTTGATGCAGCGCAGACCGCCGGTGACGATGTCGTTAGCTGTTGACATTCAGCGGCTCGTCCCGCGAAGCCTTTTTCGGCACGCCCAGCGTCGGGATCGCGAGCTTGACCATGTCGGCCGGCTGCGTGACAAAGCCGGCTTTGCTGGCGGCCTCCTCGTCCTGTTGCGAACTCACGGTCTTTTGCTCGATGCCGAGCTGACCGTTCCAGGCCGCCTCCAACGCTTCCGTGCTGTCGAAGGAGCCGCGGTACATCATCTTCGGATAGTCTGGCATGTCGGCCTCAGACGATTGCGGTCGGGAACGAATAGCCGCCCGCGGACAGAATCGGATTGCCGCGCGTGACCACCAGCATGAAGTTCTGCGCCGGAGTCGAATTGATCGGCGAGGCCGTGCTGTTCACGAATTGGACCGACAGCGTATTGGCGGCGCTGACCCAGGCGTTGCCGACCGATAGGCCCGCGACGTGGGAGAGCTGGTTGATCTCGACCACGTCGAGCAGCAGCAGCCCGTTGATGGTGTACGTCTGAACCGCCGTGTTGTTCGCGCCAACGTTCGGCGGCGTAAGTGTTTCCTGCAGGACCATCTGCAGGGCTGTGTTGCCCCTCGAGATATCGGCAGCGCCTGGCATTCATTGCTCCTTGAAAAGACCGAGGCCCGGAGGCCCCGGCAAAACGGCGGAGGAAACTTTTTACTGTCCGTACCAGTGCTCGACCCGATAGCTCACCAGCGTCAGGGTATCGCCTGCGTTTGCCTTCTGGCTGGTGATGACCAGAGTCTGCGCGGCCGTGATGTCGAGCGTTCCGGTCTGCTGTGCGCGGAACTGGATGGCGGGCGTCCCCACCATCAGGTACCCAGCGCCCTGCTGCGACAGGTTCGCCCCGGTCTCGGTGATCTCGGACTCGCCGAAGCCGCCAGCAAGCGAGGTCAGCACGCCGTTGAGATAATCGGTCCCGGCCGTGCCGCCCAGTCGCACCCGCACGGTCTTGACGTTGCCGTTATTGGTGCAGGTCCAGCTGGTGTAGACCTTCAGGCGCGAATTGTTCCCGAGGTAGTTGGCTGGGATATTGATCGTGACGAGCACGTCCTCGGTCGTGTCGGCCGGCGCGACGATCGCGACGGACGACTGACCGAGCATGCCCCACACGATGGGATTGGTACTGCTGGCGACGCCCTCGACGTACTGAGGCGTTGCGGTGATGGCCGGTCCTGGATTGCTCATGATCGGCCTCCCTTAGCCAGCGGCCCGAACGGCCAGTTCGGAGTAGATCGGTGCCCAGCCATATAGCACGTCGAACCGGCAGGGAATCGAGTCGTTGTTCACCGTGTACTGGCGCACCACGCGGATCGACAGGCCCGTTTGCGGATCGGCCGCCCTACCCGCAAAGTGAACCCCGCCCGGCAGCGGCAAGTCGGCGCTGGCGATCGTGAACGAGCTCTTGTGGATCGCCAGGTTCTGCGGGCTGGAACCCGTGAAGCCAGCTCCGAAGATCGTCACCGCGCCGCCCGCGGTCGGGCTGGCGGAGACGTTCTGGAACTGACCGGCGGTGATGATGGCAGGGGCCACCGTGAACTGCAGCGGGCCCGTGGAGGCGCCCGACGTGTAGTACCCGCCCGCGATCGTTCCAGCCGAAGGTCCCACGGGCCCTGAACCGTTGTTGGCGGTCGCAAAGCTCGAGGTGAACGTGCCGGCGCTTGGCGTGCCGACGAACGGGCGCACCACGAACTGACGCAGCCGGTTGCCACCGTAGGAGCGACGGTTCTGCGGGTTGACCGCATAGCAGCCGGCGAAGGTCACGATGTCGCCCACGTTCAGGACGTTGGTCGTGTTGCTCCAGGCCGTAGTCAGGATGTTGCTGGTCTGCGCCCAGCCGGCCGTCAGCCCCTGGTTCGCGCCGTTCACGGTCGGAGTGCCGCCGCCCGCGCCTGGCGTGTAGGACACCATGTTCTGGTCCTTGTACCAGTCGAAGCCGAGCGTGTCGCGGCCCATCATGCCCTTGCGGTACTGCTCGCTGATCTGCGCCTGCGGGTTGAAAAGTCCGGCCAGCGCATCGACCATGTACGAGTGGGTCCACTGATCCAGGATCAGGCAGCGCTCTTCGGGCGGGCAGCCCTCGGAGTCCATGAACGCGCCGGCCTGCAGCGCAGGGGCGCGGCTGGACAGTGGCGTTCCGGGAACGCCCACCGCATTCGATGCCCACTGCATGCCGATGAGCGTGCCATCGGCATCGATGCGGTTTGCCACCGCGCGCACAGATGGCTTGATGACGCGCATGGAGAACTCGTCCAGCGACAGCAGCAGGTCCGCTTCGGTGAACTGCGTGTCGATGTGGAACTGCGTGGACAGCGTTACCGGGATGCTGGACTCGTAGAAGTCCTCGACATTCAGGTTCGGCCCGACCGTGCCGACAAAGCGCGCAGGCCTGCGCACGTTGACGGTATAACCGATCTTCGCTCCTGCGATCGCGAATCGATCATCATATTCGCGGGTGACGCAGTTGGTGAAGGTCAGCTCGTTCTCCAGCACGAACAGTGCTTCGTTCGTGATCATGGAGATATTGAGAAGTTGATTTGCCACCTTTCAATGCTCCTGGCATCGGTGCGGGGTCCACCCGCGCCTGTGTGAGATGCCAGCCCACGATCAATGTCTCCTCTGCTTTGCAAGCTGAGCCGCGCGCCATTCTCGGTATTGCGCGGCCGTCATCTTCTCGGGCTCCGCTCCTGGAGCGGCGTTGCCCTTCAGAGGCTCGATCGGGGCCGGTGCCTTTGACACTTCAGGAGCAGCTACAGAAGGTTTCTCACTCGTTGGCTTTAGTTCCTGTTTCTTGGCTGACGGCTTGAGTTTGTCATCCAGTATGCCCAGGGCTCGCAGGCCAGCGGACGGGAAGCGCCGCAATTTGATGTCGCGTTCAAAAGTCGCGATCAGCTTGCGCGCTTCTTCCGCATGATCTGGCTGAGTCAGGTAATACTGCACTGCCGCCGGATGTTCTAACGCAGGAATCTCGCCTAAAAGCGCCATCGGGAAAATGATCTTGCAGTCATTGATCATCTTGCGGAAATCTTCATGCTCGGCCTCAAAAGCTGTTGCGTCAGCCCTATAGCGATCATCGATTTCCGCATTGATGCGTTCGACTTCGCTTTTGGCTTCGGCGATCTGGCGTTCTATCAGCCGTTTTTCCGCGAGATACTCAATTCGTGCTTCATCATATTCCGCATCGGAAGTGAACTGCTCGCGCTTCGGGGGCGCGTCTTCGATAGCGGGAGCCTGCGCGAGTTTCTCCATCTCGGCTTGCACGGTCTGGAGCTGCTGCGTGAGGTTAGCCACGCTACCTTCCAGCTCGCGCGCTTTGTCGCGGGCCGCATTGCGTTCCTTCCGGGTTTCGATCAATTCTTCGAGAACAGACGGCTTTTTCCTGCCGTCCGCCTCCTTCTGTGGCTGCTCGATCGCGTCGTGACCATTGGGAGCGGCTTCTGCCGCCGGCGCTGGTGCATCCGTCGGCTTGGCAGGGTCAGGCTTGGCAGCCCGCTCGATCTCGACGGCGTGCGCCGGGATCTCGCCCTTCATGAATTGCGCGAGTGATTCAGTGGTCGTTACTGCCATGGGTTGATCCCATCGTGTCTCCGGCATCCGGCCGGGGCGGAACGGTTGATCCAGTACGTCGAAAAAACTTGCTCGCGAAGGAGCCGGCGCATTGGAACATCTAGCTTTTTTGATTCCTGGCGCCAGTGCGCTCGGTCGAAGCGCTGGCGCGGCCCATCGAATGTATGGCGGCAGAACACTCTGCGCTCTGATCTACGCATTCGCCGCCCCATTCGTCTGCTGCGCCTTCTGCTCGGCCATGCGCTCGGTCGAGAAGAGCTTGGCGATCTCATGATTGATGCCCAGGTGTTTGCCGATCAGCTCGACCGCGGCGCGCATCTCGGTGTCGTACATCGATGTATCGGCCCGCACATCGGTGTCGCGTCGCTTCGTGTCCAGCGTCGCCAAGTGGCGCCGATCCTCGTGCGACTCGATCATCGCCTGCTTCGACAGGCCGAAATGCTTGTCCACCGTGAGCATCTGGTTCTGCTGCTGGAGCTGCTGCACCTGCTGCGTCAGATGCATGATGACGGCCTTTGCCTGGTCCGGGATGTCCTCCGGCAGCATCTTGTCAGCCTGCGCCAATGGGTTGCCAGCGGCCAGACGGTCGGCGAGCTGCTCAGCGCCGGGCCAGTCCAGGTTGCGCACGAGGATGTCGCCGCCGACCTGTCCCGCCTGCGGGATCACCCGCAGCAGGTCCACCATCTGCTCGGCGGCCTCCTCGCGCTTGGTGTCGTAGCCCGGACCCACGTCCATCACCACGTCGTAGTTGCCCACCGTCACGTCGTTCAGGACCTTCAGGACCGCGCCCGTGGTCGGGTCGATCTCCTTCTCGTTCAGCGTCACCGACTGGGGCTTGCCGTCCTCGCCCAGGATCCGCACCACGCGCTGCACGTCGAAGATGATCGGGATCAGATCCAGGATCACGCGACCGGAGTGACAGATCGCCCTCGTCCAGTTGTCGTAGAAATGGTAATTGCTGACCTCATTCTGGCGCTGGCGCTCGGAAAGGGCTTTGCCGCTGCGCTCGTTGCCGTCCTCGCCCAGGCCGGCGCTGTAGATGCCGGAGACGTTGCGCATGTCCTGCGCAGCCGACATCGAGGCCTGCAGAATGCCGGGCGATACCTGCGGCGGCTGCGCTCGTGTTGGCGGCGGCAGCGGCTGGCCGTTCTGGTCGTACACGACCTTGTACTCGAGGTACGGGAATGGCTTCCGGTTGGCGTCGCGGAACGAGTCCTCATGCCCTTCGAACTGGCCTTCGGCCCCCATATACGGCGCCTTGGGCTGTAGTGCCACGATCTCGACCTCGTTGGTGCGGAAATAGTTGTATGAGATCGCCGGGTCACGCAGGTTGCGCACCATGCCCTGCGTGTAGTACTTGCCCTCGACCACGAAGCGGTAGCCCCAGCACGGGATCAGCGGCACGAAGCGCGCGCGCGTGGTGCGCTCGTCTAGGATTTCGCTGCCGCCCACCTTCCACCACTTCAGTTGCTTGCGGTAGCTGTCGCGCTCGGCGATGACGTGGATGCCGGCGGCGGTCAACGCCTCGCGACCATCGTCGCCGATCACCTTCTTCCATCGGATCGAGCCGTCCGAGAACATCAGCAGCTGGTCATCGATCCGATCGAGCTTGTAGTACTCGGCCAGGCGAATTTCGTCCTTCTGCACCCAGTCGCCACTGTCTCCATAGCCGCCTGGCCGGAATGAGGCGGTATCGGCGTCCGGATAATGCGCCTTGAAGTGCGCCCGCGTCATCTTGTCGGTGATGATCGCCCAGTCCCAGTCCGATCCGTCCGGGGTCTCGGTCGGTGGCACGTACACCGAGAATGGGTTGTTGATGCACTGGATGTGGATGTCCTGATCGAACGAATCCTCGCGCACGTACTTGGTCACGATGCGCCAGTAGCCCACGCCCATTCGCACCTGATGATCGGCGGCCGTGTCGTAGGCCGTGTCGGCGCGCGAGTTGACCTCGATATGGCGCGTGAGGCCCTGGATGACCTCGGCGATTTTCTGATCGGCGCCGTCGTTGATCGGGTGGACCTTGATGCGCGGGCGTTGCTGGCGCATCGCATTCGTGACCTGCCGCACCAGCGAGTCGGTCCAGTTGATCGTCAGGCACGGGCGGTTTTCGAGATCGCGTTGCGTCTGCAGCTCGGGCGGCCACTGCTCACCAATCGCCGAGAACTTGAAGTCCTCCAGCGCGCTGTTGCGATTCTGGCTGTCGTACTCCTCGGCGAGACGTAAGTTCTCGCGGATTTCGTCGAGGATATCGCGGTCAGGCAACTCTCATCTCCGTCACAAACCGAATCGGCTTGCGAATTTGAATCACGCCATTTAGTTTCTCCGGCGCGTCGAAGTCGAATGAGGCGTCGCGGTGGAATTGCATTTCAAGAACTTTGAGCGCTTCGGCAACAATCATGCTTGGCGTCAATAGGCGATTGTTGTAAACGACCGTTTCCACAAGAGACGGCGTCACGATTCGCATTAGCGATGATGCGCGAACGACCGCAGGCGCCGCACCAAGCGCCAGAATTCCACCGAGAAAGCTGCGTCTATGCATCTTTGCTCAACGGCCCGTACAGCCGATCGAACCGGATGATCGCCCAGCGCGCATTGACAATCGCCTGCGCCGCCTGCTTCTTCTTGTTGCTGTGCGGGCCGTCGTTCGGGATCTTGTGGAACTCGACCCAGGCATCATAGAAGGCGCGCAGGATTGCGACTTCGGTCTGCTCGCGGGTGAGATCCGTTATCCCATCCATGAGTACCTCTGTGCCGTAGCCATTTGCGGATGCGGCTTGCGCACCGTTTCAACTCTCGGCTGCACGATCGCCGGGAACAGCTCCGCGAACGCCCACACGAACGCATCGGCCCGGTTGGGCGATTGCGATCCGGTATAGCCGGCCGTCGTGAAGCCGCACAATTCCTCTTCGAGCTCGACGAAGTTGCCGGCCATGCGGACCTTGCCCTGTTCGGCCAGAGCTGAGATCGGCTCGGCGCGCACCACCTTGCCACGGCTTGCGTTCACCGCTTTGAAGGGGATGTTCGAACGCGCCTTGCCGTCTTCGGTCCGAGCGGTGCGGATGACCTGCTGCACCATCGCCCCGCCGTAATTCGTCTCGGCCACGATCAGGTCCGCGTTCCAACGGTCGTAAGCGGTGATGGCGATGTTGGCCCAGGTCTTCGGGCCGGCCAGCACCGTCAGGTCTTCGAGGCAGTAGCCGATGCCATCCGTACCCAAGCCGGCCACGACGATACCGATTGCGTCATTCTCGGAATTGTCGATGTCGCCTGAGCCGGACGGGTCGATTGCGACCACGATGCGCTGCATATCGGGCAGATCACCGAGATCGATCTGGCGCCACTTGTCGAAGACCTCGTCGGAGAAGAGCGCATCCGGGCGCGCATCGCGAAACTCTCCCTCAAGAAAGCGGCGCCGGTTGCGCGCGCTCAAGCCCTCAAGCGTTGAGATGTACTTGTCCGGCAGGTTCGCCAGGTTGTCGCGGGGGTTGACCTGCAGGCACGCATAGTTGCCGCCGTCCTTCAATCGCTCCTTCGTCTCCGGATCGATGCCGAGCCGGAACAGGCGATAGGTCCAGTGCGCCTTGTCGGGCGGGTTCTCGTCGTAGTACATCTTCTGCCGCATGTCGTGGGGCGGCGCGTTCTCCCACTTGATCTGCACGCGCTGTGCGAGACGCGTAACCGCCAGGTTGCGCGAGTTGTACGGGATCTGCGAGCACTCGTTCAGGAACACGGAGGCGAACTCCATGCCGAGAATCTTCTCGGTGCGCTCCTTGTCGTCCAAGCCCCCGAACCAGATCTCAGAGCCGGTGTTGCGCAGGATCGCGCGCCACTCCTGCTTGTCGAGATCCCATGCCTCGCGCGGGAAGCACAGCTTCATCACCTTCGGAAACGTGTCGTTGACGATTGAGGCCTTGACGTGTGCCAGGCGAAAGCGCAACACGGCGTGGCGCGAGCCGGGAGCGTAGAGCGCGCGCCAGACGATCGCGCGGATGATGAGCAGTGTCTTGCCGGAGCGCGAGCCGCCGTACAGCAGGATATGCATGGCCGGCCCGCCGAGAAGCTTGTTGGCTTCGCGCTGCTTGGCGGTGAGGGCGAATGCGTCGGTCACATCAGATGCGCGCCGATTTGCACGCGCTTGGCTTCCAGATCGATGCCGCTGAGGTACAGGTCCACGAAGAGTTGGCGGGTCGCCGCGCGCTCGCTGGCCGCAAATGCGACCGCATCGACATGATAGCGGTCGCCGGTCCATTTGCTCACGGTGTATTGCCAGCCGTTGATGAGCGTGTCCCACCGTACGCGGAACTGGTCCACGTTGATTTCGTACTGGACGACCTCGCGCATCTCGCCATCGACGAAGCATGCGTGGAATACGCCTTCAGGCAAGCGCATCTTGCCGATGCTCAGAACGACTGGCTGCTTTTCCATTACGCCTCCTCCACGCCGCAAACGTCCATCTCCGAGATCAGCATGAACGTCGCTTCTTTGTCCACGTCACGCCACCGTTTGAAGTCGAACTCGCCGAAGATCACCACATCGCCGGGCCGGACTTCGACCGGGATCACCGCGCCCTTCTTGGTCCGCTTGCCGGGCCCGACTGCGACCACGCGTCCGCGGTGCCCGCGCTGGCCTTGGCTGTCCCTGATTCCGTAGGCCGGGCGCGGCAGGATCAGGCCGGCGGCGGTTGGCGGCGGATCGATCAGTTCGACCAGCAGGCGGTTGGAGGTGGGCTTTAGGACGCCCGGGAATGCCCCTGGCGGGGCCGTACGGGCGCTACAGTCGATTTTTTCGACTAAATCCAAGGGGAATGACTCCCGCAGTCCGTCCCCAGTTTCTAGGGCTTGTTTACGTGGTGCGGCATCCCGCCGTGCTCTGCCTCGTCCATGGTCTTGTGGTGCTCCTCGGACCGGTGCTCGTCGTGGGTCGAGATCCGGCCCTCCGATTTTGTTTCCTTGTACGCGTCATGGACACAGTCGTGCGGGTAGCACTGCTCCGAGCTGGGCATCTTCGGCATGATCATCGACTCCTGGAGGTGGCCGACTTGCGCGCGGCGGCCTTGCGCTTTTCGCTGTAGGCGATCGCCACAGCCTGTTTCACGGGCTTCCCAGCTCCCACCTCGCGCCGGATGTTCGACTTGAACGCCTTGTCAGTCACCGAGCGCATCAGCGGCATGGAGAGGCTTCGCCCTTAAGGATCGACCATCATCGCATAGGCGGTATTGACCCGCAAGTGGCCGCTAACCGAGAGACGTATCGTCGGTGTCTGGGCGATAGACGCGGGCGCGCAGGTCGACGTCAACGTCATGACGGATCAGTTCGCGCCATCCCATCCGCGTCTTCGTCCACCAGATCAGCGCTGTCGTGTCACCCCCGAGCGCCTTCGCAAAGAGGGTCACAGCCATTTTCCCGTTGGCGTCGCCACCGCCCGATGCGATTTCGGCGCGGAACGCTTTGCGGAATGTGTTCTCGCTGATCGGGCCGCCATCCGGCCGGGCGCGGTGCAGATACCGGCGGATCGCTTCCTGCGGTATGCCACCGCCGATCATGGCAATGACGTCCTGCCGCTCCTGCTCGGTCGGCTTGAAGGGTTGAGGCCCGCGCTTACCCATGTCAGGGTTTTTATATCCCGCAAAGTTTGGTGAAGCTACCACCATTTCGGCGATAGTGGTCACTCTCCATCGTCCTGTTTCATCTGCCATATCCGGCGAAGGAACGGCGGCAGCCAGATGGCGATCAGCACCAGGACGGCGATGCCGAACACGGCGATGGCGCCGACCGTGAGGGCGATGACAATCTCATCGGCTGCCATTGCGCGGCTTCATGCGCCAGGCGTGGTTGCCGGGTGTCTGGTTCATGCCGAGGGCGCGCATTTCCTCGGGCGTGCGGCAGCGCTTCGGCGCATCGCGCTCCGGTCGCCGTTTGCCGGTCGCGTGCAGGTCGAAGGCCTCGCCGGATGCGAAGTGCTCGCCGCAGCCGATGCAGCGCAGGCTCATCAGGGCTCGCGATAGGTGAAAAGCAACGACTTGCGGCGCGGCCCGCGCAGCAGGAATTCGGCTATCTGGCGTTCGGTCATATCGACGATTTCGGCGTCCAGGATTTCGATCCGGTAGACCTTGACCAGGGAGCTTTCCTTCGACGGCGTGCGTACGCGGAAGATGAACTCGCGCGAGGAAAACGGCCGGTGCGTCGTGGTGTGGTCGATGATGACCGCGATTTCGCCGAACGTGTGCAGCGGGGCCGGTGGCGGAGTCACGGGCGGAAATGATACCGCCTGTGCGTTACGGTTTCGGCGATTTCGCGAGGCCCACGGCGCGCAAGGCATCATCCACGCTGCGCACGACGTGGACCTTGGCGTTCCAGGCGTTGATCCAGGCGATCTGAGACTGGGCGAGCTCGCTGTCGGCCTTCAGCTCGAGCAGCCACATCTGGCCGGAGCGGGCCACGAGCAGGTCCGGGCATCCGTTGCCGATCGACGTGAGGCTGAGCGTCGTGCAGCCGGCGCGGTTCAGGGCCTCGACGATGGCGGCCTGGTTGGCGTCAACGCGGTGCAGGTGCCGCATCAGCGCGTGTCCGCGGCCACGGCGATCGCAGCGCGCATCTTCAGCCGCGCCACTTCTTCGCGCACCGCCTGCATCTGCTGCTCGGTGACGCCGTGCTCATGCAGCCGATCGATGAACTCGACCGTGTGCAATATGTCGGCGCGCACCTGCTCGAGCTGGAATGCGTTCATCGCGGCCTCGGAGCATCGAACCGCGAGCAGACGATGGCGGCCTCGAGCGCGACGCGGCGGGAGCAGCCGAGCTCGCGCCAGCGGCGAAATGAGCGGTAAAGGCGCAGGAGGATCATGCGACGACGTACTTTCCGCCTTCGGTGAGGTCGAGCGGGGGATCTTCTTTCCGCTTGCGTTCACCGTCGTAATCGCACCAGGTGCGGAATGCGGCTGCCCAATCCGCGTAGGCGTGAGCTTTGGCCCGCGCGTTGTTGCAGAACCGCTCGAATCCGCGCTGCGTCTCGGCGGTTGTCAGGCCGACCTTGCGCCCATAAGCGACGAGCTGATCCGTAAGGGCAAAGTCGTCGGGAAGCGCGGTGACGGGGCGATCGGCGCGCGGGGCGCGCGCCCCTATCTTTCTCTTTTTCTTTTCGGTCACGGTCTCGGTCACGCCCACGGTCACGGTCACGGGTGCAGATGCAGCGCGTCTGCTGTGCGTCTGCATCGCACGTGCTATGCGTTTTTCGTGCAATTCGTTGATTTTGCTTAGAAGTGGTTCCGGCGGAAGGGGCCATTTTGGATTCAATGCGCGCGGTCCGTTGCCGAACTTAAGGATCGCCGCGAACCGGTTTCCGCTGTCACTTTGGTACACGGCCATCATTTGCTGCGCTGCAATCTGCTCCAGCAGGCCGTCGATCGCCTGGGCGCTTTTGCCTTCGCATGTCGGCGTGTGGCGCTTCAGATATAGGTGCCCAATCGGCACCAAGCCATAATCGTCGGCGCACAGGATGAGCTCAATGAAAAGGCAGCGGGCATCGATCGATAGAGCGTGGTACGCCTCGCTGTCCAGAATGGCGTCTCGGATGACACGGTTCGGCATCAGTTCTCCTCATCGAATGCGCGCAAGGCCCAGCCGCGGCCGCTCGACAGGCGCCGCTGTTCCTCATTGAACCAGAACCGAAAGCGCCGCCGCGCCGGCCCGTAGCGCTGCTTGTCGACGCACAGCAGCGTGTCGAAACTGTCATCCAAGGCGTCGACCTCGTTGTCGACCACGGCCTTTTTCTTCGGGTTGTCCTGAACAATCAGCACGTTGTCGACCATGTCGCTCGCCGCGCCCGTGCCGCGCCAGTCGTACCGGGAAAGCGCCTCGCCGGCCTTCGGCTTGCGCACGTGGCCCACCAGATGTAAGTGGATACTTTCTTCATAAGCCAGCAATACGGCGGCTCCAATGAACCGCGCCAGTATCTCGTCGGCGCGCATCGACGGGGGCACCACCTTGGTTAGGTTGTCGACCACCACGTGCTGGCAGTGCAGCTCGCGCGCCGCATAGCGGATCAGCGCCAGCATCGGCTCCGGCCCCAGCGTGCCCATGAAATCGAGGAAGGATAGCGTCTCGTCGAGCCGGTCCATCAGTCGGTCGTAGCGCGCCCGATCGCCGAAGTCGCGCACCAGTTGCTGACGCGACACCACCAGCGCCTGGTCCTTCACCGGCATCTCGAGCGAGGCCACCAAGCACCGCTCGCCGGCCAGCGCGAGCGATCCCATCACGTGCAGCACCGCTGTCGACTTGCCCTCGTTGTTCGGGCCGATCCAGGCCGTGACCTCGCCGGCGCGCATCCGGAATACCTCGTCGACCTTCGGCCACGGCGTGCGCGAGCCGCGCATCTGCTCCGGGGCATTCAGCTCGTCAAAAACCTGCTGACGTAGCCGGTCACCGCCAAGGCTCACGATCCGGTTCAGCGGTGGCAGGTTCTGCACGTGCGGCGTCAGGTCGATCACAGTTGCGTCGCCGCGCGAACTTACCAATCGCACCACCTGATGCGCAATTGATCGGTCGATGGCCTGCCTGGCTTCGGCGGCGCGCCGCCCCGCGTAGGATTCAGGCACCGCAGATCCGATCGGCCTCGACGAACCGGCGCGCGGCCTCGATCAGACGATCCTTGGTGAGCTGGTCGAGCGGCTTGCCGCGCGTGATCTCCGAGATCGTCACGAACATGAACGTGGACTCGGTCGACAGACACCGCAGCGCCTGCTCTGGCGTGAAAGGCACTGCCAGGCGTGCGCGCTGATCGTCTCGGAAATGCGGATCCTTCGGCGGCATCAGGTCTGACAGCTCGAGCCCGACGGCGCCCACGACTTGGTCGACATCGCAGCCAGCGAAGCAGTGCAGCAGGATCGGCACACGGTCGCCCTTGGTGATTGCCAGCGACGGCATTCGGTCGTTGTGATAGGGGCAGCGCGCCACCCAGCGATCCTTGCCGGCCGGTTTTACGCCCTTCAGCAGCAGGAGGAAATCCTCGACGTTCATGCGGCCACCCCCAGCCGCTGCGCCATCACCGCAAACGCCTGCGCCCGCTCGCCCGGCTTGGGCTCCGGATGCGCATCGTCCCACAGGAACTTCGCCACGCGCAGCAAGTGCTCGGCGCGCGGACGGTCGGACAACGCCGTGTACGGGCGGCCGGGGATGAAAACGGGAAGAGCCAAAAGGCTGGACATGGACGACTCCCTGAAAGCCGAAAAGCGGGCGGGTAAGCAGGTAAGGACCGTTCAGGGCAGTCCGACGGCGGCCGGCCGGATGTCCCTGCGTTCCCCGCTACCCGAGATTCTGCGGCTAACCGTACTCGGATGCAAGACGCATTGCAAGATTCACGGAAGCGGGTATGGCTCAGATTTTGCAGCGGCGCGCGACTTCAACGAGCCACTTGGCAAATTCGATCGGCGTGTGCTCGGCGGCCGCGTGCGTGATTTCCTGGTTGAGCTCGGAGCGCGGCGTCCGAGTCCAGGTGCCATCTGGCAGGCGATAGCGATAGACGCGCACCACTTTCCCGCTCGGCAGGCTCGGCAGGCTCGGCAGTCTCGGCAGTCTCGGCGGATCGAGCACATAGGCATAAACCCACGTCCGCTTGCGCGCCGGGTGGCCGAATGCTCTTTGGTCGAGTTCGATGCACCATCCGCCGCACACGCCGCGCTGCCACGCCATGTAGGCCGGCCGCGGCAGATCGAATTTGCGCCAGGCTTGAGACTGGGCCGGATGCTCAAGCGCCCCGCCGAACTGACGCACGCGATGCAATGCGAGCTCAAACAGGCCACCATCGTTGCCATGCGCGAATCGCTCACGCTGATCCGGATATCTGGCGAGCACCAAATTGTTGAGCGATGACCAGCGCTTGCACGGCGGATGCGCGGCAACCGGGCAGCCTCCAGGCCACTTGCGCGCATCGCGGTCCTCGTCCCACACATCGACATCCGGCAGGGTCTTGTAAACGCTGTCACGGCGGGCGAACAGAATCGCGACGGTCATGCTTGCCGGTGCGGCGCGGGAGGGGCTACAGCTCGAAGCCCTGTTGAGCGGTCCTGCGAGCCTGCAGCGGGGCGTAGGCTTCTTGCAGATCGCAGCCGATCCACTTGCGCCCGAGCCGTTGCGCGACCTCGCCGACCGTGCCGCTACCGAAGAATGGATCGAGCACCGTATCACCGATGCGCGAGCCGGCCAGGACGCACGGCTCGACGAGCGCGGGCGGGAACGTGGCGAAGTGGGCTTCAGCATATGGAAATGTCGGTAGGGTCCAGACTGAGCGCTTATTGCGGCGCTCCCCTACTTCGATCTTTCGGCCGCGCGGCAAAGTACGCTGCATTTCCGGATGAGCGCTGTTCGCCTTCTGATCGCCCGTGTAATTAAGGACGCGACCGACGTGCGTCGCAGACTCTCTGATCGCCGCGGCGTCGAAGTAATACCGCTCTGATTTCGCGAGCAGGAAGAGGTACTCGTGCGCCTTAGTGCATCGGTCTGTGACCGACTCCGGCATGGGATTCGGCTTATTCCAAATGATGTCCTGACGCACCCACCAGCCGTCAGCCTGCAGCGCAAGCGCGACGCGCGCCGGCATCATCACAAGGTCTTTCGGCTTCAGCCCTGGAGTGCGTCCCAACGATCCCGTACCGTTGCGGATCTGCGCAGCTTTGACTTGGTTCGCACTTAGCGCTGACACATTCGGCGCGTGTTTACCAGCATGCTCGCGTGACTGAGCGCCCCAGCTCCCGGCGTAGCAATCGCCGAGGTTGAGCCAGAGCGTCCCATCGTCGGCCAGCAGCTCGCGCAGCAGCCGGAACACGCCCGCCAGCGTATCGACGTACTCCTGGACGGTCAGCTCCAGGCCAATTTGCTTTGGGTGGCCATAATCACGCAAGCCCCAATACGGCGGACTCGTCACGCACATCTGCACGCGCACGCCGTCCGCGATCATCTGGTGCATTGAATCGCGGCAGTCGCCGATAAGGCAGCGGTTATCGTAAGCGGTCACTCCGCGCTCTCCCGCTCCGCAACCAGGACCAGCTGCCGCACCCGCTCGCGCGTGATCCGGTACCGTTTCCCGATTTCGTCCAATGTCTTACCCTGCTTTCTTAAGGCAAGGATCTGACGCCTGCGTTCGGCGAGCTTGGCATAGCGGTCGATGGCTCTCATGCGGCGAATTGGACCACAAATCTACCCTTGACACAAGGCTTGACAAGCTACAAAAGCGGGATTACTGTGCCGACATTGAATGTATCGAACAACGCAACAGGAGAAGCAACCATGACCCTCGCCCAGATCGTCACCCTCGCCCGCAGCATGATGTCCACGCTACGCAACGGCTGTATGCGCGCGATTTCCTACCTGCGACAGCTTGGGCACGCCGACGAGTTCATCAGGTGGGCGCTGTTGGGGCGGTGAGCATGACAACGCTCAACGCGTGGAAAGCCGAAGTACTCCGCCGATTCCCGAAAGCGGAGTTCATCGAAGAGTGCGACGGGATGACGGCGCGCTGCGATGATGCTGACTGCGGTTGGTGGCTCGCCAGTTCGTACGACAGCTCGGAGCCCGATTGCTGGGTTGCCAGATCTCATGCGGAGACGCTGTCGTGAGCCCAGAGTCCGGTTCTCCCGAGGGCTTCCAATATCCACCCTCCCCGATGCACGCAAGCGCACCTCCCGGACACAAATGCGCTGACTGCGAAATGGAGAAAGAGCCATGTCCAACTTGCTATCACGCGTGGTGGACGAAGCGTCACCCGAATACCGTGCTTGTGGGCGGATGGCAGCCATGACCCCCGCCCTCATCGCCGACGATCAGGTTCCAGTGTGCAGAGTCGGCGAATCGATCTATTACGGCACCCAATTGGAAGCCGACGCCTGCGAACTTCATGAGGGTGACAAGATCATCGTCGATGGAGTTGAACGACTCGTCGATTACGTGTGGTTCTACGAGCATCCAATCGTCGCCCTCAAAGGCGGCGGCAGCGTAATCCCGGCCTTTGGCCAAACCTTCTCCAAAGTCAAAGCAGATGAATCCTGAACTGATTACCGATGACTCGATCGTTCCGCACGAAGGCCATCGTTACGCCATCCGCCTGCATGACGCCGAGCCTGATCCTGCTGGCAATCCGAGCGTCGAGGTCACCGTGCGCGCCCTCGACGATGACGGCTCCGACCTCGGCAGCTACTACGACAACGGCGCCTGTGACGACGATCCGGAGTCGATCGAGGATTGCGTCTTCGGCATCATCTACGAGCTGGCCGCGAAGTGCTGGCCGGAGCATGAGCGGATCGAGCGCGAGCGGGCGGAGGTGCGATTGCAGCGGATCGTCGGTAGCCACATTGATTTCTCGTACGAAGATTTCGATTTGAGACGCTGATGGCCTGTGAATTCATCTGCGACGGTTGCGGCAAGCGCGCGCCGGGTTGGGCGAATCGCACCGGCGAGTGGTTCAAGCCGCACCTTTGGTATATGAGAGGAGATGAGGACGGGACTCAAATCGCGTGCTCCCGCGAGTGCATAGACAAGATTTCCAAGACAACCGGCAAGACGAATGTGGTGATACCAATATGACCGCCCCGACCGCCGCACCGCCTGATGTGCGCGAACTGCTTGAACGCTGCAAGTCGGTCATGTTCACGGTTACGCTTGCGAAAGTCGGCTTCGATTTCACCGAGCTGTTAGATGACATTGGTACGGTCCTCTCCCAGCCCCCGGACGCGAAGCCGGTCTATTGGGATCCGCCCTCAGATTGGCTGAAAGATCATGAGATACCGCCCATGGGGTCCGCTTTGCAAAAGCTTGGATCGCGCCTCGCCGACATGCTGCAAGATGACGACTGGAACAACATCGAGCAGATGCTATTCGACGTGGCGCGAGAGTGCGCCGCCCCTCAACCGCCAGCCGGGAAGGGCGAGCAATGAACTGTACTTGCTACAAATTCGACGATACTTTCTGTCCATTTCATGGGGGGCAGCAGGAGATGGTCAAAGAACATAGCTTCATCATTGCTGCTCCTCCGTCTATTCCTTGGAATCAGGTCAAGAAGAAACTTCCGAAATACATGCACGATACAGAATCTGCTCGGGAGTGTCTTCTATGGCTCTGGCAATGCGGTCAGGCAAGCATTGTTGCCGACGCCATCCCCCGAGAGATTCACGACCGGCTGATTACAGCAGTGCGCGAGATTTACGAATTGCTCGCGATCAACACTGCCGATAGCATCAACGCGGCCTATCTGCGCGCGAAAGAGGAGTGCGAGAAATGTTCGTAACCGCAGTTCGCGCCGCAGTCCAAGCCGGTTCCGACTCCTGGGCCGACTACCTCCCGCAAGTCGCCCGCCTGCCGCATCAGCAGCACGTGCGCTACACGCAGAGCATCGACGCCTGGGACATCCGCGCCTTCAATCAGCTCTCCCGCGTCGGCCGCTGCCATCGGGCGAGGCTCTCGCATGCGCAGCGAGAGGACGGCTCCCTGCGCCCGATGGTGATCGTCCTCTTCGGCGAATGGGACGGCGAGGAGCGGCGCATCGGGGCCAGGCGCGGGGCGGAGTTTCGGCGGGAGTTGCAGGAGGTCGGGGCGTGAAAGGCCGGTGGGTTCTTGAAGGCGAATGGTCGGGCTATACCAGCTCTCAGCGTCGCGTCGTCCACCGTCAAGCGATCGGATCCGGCTTCTCGGACTTCCGCGCTTGGTGCGAACGCATACATGCGATCCGCTACACCGATGGGACGACGTTGGTCCTGTCCGTCCGAGATGCGGAGCCGCGAGAGAGAGTGGTCGAGATCAACGGCTATGGCTCTCTGATCCGGGACTGCTTTCGGCACAAAGTTTCGAACGTGGACGATCTGCCAAATGACGCTTGAGGAAGCGAAGCAGTACCTCGGCGATAGCTACGTCTTGAGCCCGAACTATCGGCTCGAAGAGACGCCCTGGCACTCGCCCTACGAGCCTGTCAATATCGCTTTGACTTTCGCGCACGTTCGAAGGAGGGATGATCGGGAGCATTCGGAGAGGGGGAGGGCGTGACTCGTCCGCTCGCTATCGACCTCTACTGCGGCCTCGGCGGCTGGACCGAGGGCCTGCTACTCGAAGGCTACGACGTGATCGGATTCGACATCGAACGCCACGTCTACGGCGACGAGAAGTATCCGGCCCAGCTTGTGATCCAGGACGTGCGGACTCTGCACGGATCGCAGTTCAAGTCGGCCGTGCTGATCGTGGCGAGCCCGCCGTGCCAAGCGTACAGTTACCGCGCGATGCCGTGGAAGCGCTCCAAGGCGCTGCCGCCTCCGGACAATGAGCTGTTCGACGCCTGCTTTCGCATCCAGCGCGAGGCGTGCGAGGCAGCGGGCTATCACATCCCGATGGTGGTCGAGAACGTGCGCGGGGCTCAGAAGTGGGTCGGGCGTAGCCGGTGGAACTTCGGATCATTTCATCTTTGGGGCGACGTGCCGGCGCTGATGCCTATTGGCGGCCAAATCAAGGTCTGCGGCTTGGGCGGCGGCATGTCGCGCGACGGATGGTTCGGACGGCATCATGGCAATTCGATGAGAAAACATTCGTCCCGATCGCGCGCGAGGCTGCAGGCTTCCGCAATCGTCGCCAAGATTCCCCTGCCGCTCTCGACTCACATCGCTCGGGTGTACCGGCCATGACCCTCATCGACGAAGAAGACCGCAAGCAGCGCTGGCTCGGCGTCGCGGCCTTCGCGCTGTTCATGCTGGCGGTCGCGTTTGCCTGGGGTGCGTGGGTCGAGCGCTCCGATGCGCGGGCGCTGCGCGAGATCGCCGCCGAGCAATGCAAACCGCACGAGGTAGCGTGGGTCAAGTCGGACGGGTCGCAGACGCTTTGCTTGCGGGGCAGTCAACGGGCGGGAGGGGCGAGGAGATGATCGGCGTGCAGAAGCTTGAGCTAACGCGCGAGAGCGTGCTTGAAGCGTTGCAGGAATATTTGGAGAAGCACGTAACCGACGGCATCTACGTCAACGTGACCATGTGGGAGGCGTTCACTG